CCGAGAGTATACGAGAAATAGTGATACCATGAGGAGAGCATTCCTTCATGGTACACTATGCCAAACGAGGTGTGCTGGAAAGCCACCGCCGTTGGACAAGTTACAGGCCAAGATAAAATTCTTGAAAACCGTAACTACGCCAGACCAAATTGAGACCTCTCAGTTAGGGCTGGTTAATGTGGCAATGGGGGAAATCCTCCAAAATTTACCTGACCACATTTTCACAGGGTTATCTACAAAAGCAGGTATCTCCGTGACATCTTCAGCTTGCTACGAGTACACGCGGCAAGATGAAGGTACCCTTCATGCAATACAAGATATTGTTATGGGAAGGGAAACCGGTGTAAGGGCACTAAACATTGACCTTAACACTGGCAAGGTGGATGGAAAGCTAGATGCTTCCATATCACCTGGGACGTATATCTTCTTCCGATGCTTGGAGGAAGTATTGCGTATGCCCCCGTCAGAGAGGAGTAAAGCCTCTTTGGTGGTGGTAGACGAGCCTGGTAAGAATAGAGCCATTACCAAGGCCCGCGCTTGTTTAAAGATCGTCTTAGACGTCGTTAACAAGATCTGTGCGCTCCCACTTGAACGTGGGTTCGACAGTTCCAAGAGTGGAATGGGAAAATCCAACCACACCTGGAATACCTTTAAGGAGTTTGAAGTACATCCTTTAAAGGGAGTTGTCTTTGACATAGATAATGTCGAAGATCAACAGTTAAATTCATGTACCCTAAGGAAAACAGAATTTAAGAACATTCTTGCGGTCAGTACTGACTATGAGAATGCAACCGATTACCTTTCACATAAAATTGCGAAGGTAATAGGGTACCAGTGGATGCTAAAATGTGGCATTCCACGGATATTACGTAATCTTGTTTGCGAAGTCGCATTCAAGACACGAACCGTATACTTTACCGGAAATCTCGGCATAGGTACGGAGGTCCACGGAGAAGAAAATCTCTACTACGTGAACACGCAAAGAGGTGTCCTAATGGGAGACCCCCTTACGAAAGTTATCTTGCACTTCACTAATGTAGTTGCAAGACACTTATCTGTACGGATGTTCGAACCGACATTCATACAGAAGATTCTCAAATCGCCTTGGTAACAAGGCAAACTCGAAGAACTACTGTCTACTTTAAAAGGTAAACAGTAGAGACAAGTCCAGTACCATAAGATCACTTTTGTTGATCCCCCTTAGCAGTAGCGTATAGCCACTGAAAAGGGAACTTAGC